TCGATACAGTCCAAAAGTCGGCTACTGCTGCTCGAGTTTTATCATACGTCCGTGAAAACCGGACTGAAATGTTGGCAATCGTCATCTTGGCCCATCTTCTTGGGCTCAGTGACCGATTAGTAGGACACCTCTCTGGAGTGTGTTTTTAATGGCTTACAACAACCGAAAATCAAGAAAATCTACAGGCAAAGTTACCTACGGTAAAGCGTTCAAGAAAAAGACTTCAAGCGGTAAATTTCGCAAAGGAACGCTAATCAAATACAAGTACCAAAACGGTCGTCGTGTTGGTGCTGTTAAATCTCGCAAGTGATCTATATGACTTGTGAAAAGTGTGGCTCTGATGAAATCGGGAAACACTGGGTTGACACCCAACAATTACTCCACTGCATCTGTATAGCATGCACATATGAATGGGTTGAATAAAATGAATCAATATTTCGAAGATTGGTACCACGCTTCTCAAATTTTTGAGAATGCTTTGAACACATCCCAAACTCAAGAAGATGGTATATTTACACCAGCAACTGCTGGCGCTCTTGCATTATCCATAAGTTACGCAGCTGCTTCTGCACTTGTAGCCACAAAGAATCCTGTCGCAGTTTCAATTGGTACTGCTATTTTCCTTATTCCCGACCCCGTCATCTTCGGTATTGGGTACGGGTTGTTCGCTTCCTCGTAATACTCCAAATGTTCTCGAACTTCTTTGGTCTTTGACCAGATACTTGCCAATATACTTCGCTACTTGTTTCTCTGCTGTCAAGTAAAACTTCACACCCGGGAACTCAATCCATTTTCCCTTGGGTGCTTTGTAGTTGATTCGTCCCAAACCTAACGGCATCAACATCTCACAGAATTCCTTCAGTTTAGATCTATTAATTGCTGGAGCGATTCCAACCATGTGCACGTGCGCATGATGTTTCCACATCTGCTTTTCGACTGCCAAATCACTCCATATCAGTCGAGTTGTGCATTCAATCACATAGGTCCCACCGAGCACTCCATGTCTCGTTAACAACTCTCGGGCCTTTGGCAGTAACTTCTCTAGTTTTTGGACCTCGCCCTCGCCATCGGATTCAATCGTCTCTACCGACGGCAGTGCAAATGTAATCAGTTTAGGCATTCTAAGGATTGGATGGAACTGTCCAATTCCTTCAGACATATTGTAAATTCTCTTCAGTCGTCTAACCATCCTATGGTAGCGTCTGTTCTCAGTGTCGCATGAGCGACATCTTACCGGCCAACGGAGATTCTTCTTTGTTTTACCGCCGGTTACAGGGCTCACACGGTGCGTTGAAGCATAATCATCTTCTTCAATCTGGAGTCCGTCTTCATCTATCGTTCTCGTAGGAATGTGAACGCATGCCTTGCATGTGAAGTTCCACGGGACCTCTTTACTTGTTAAAAGGGTCAATATTATTCCCACCCACCAAAGCGTCGGAACCGCTGTCCACAATAGCAGACTCTGCATTGTTCAGTCACATGGGTGGCATAGATAGTCCAATGTTTGGTGACCCTATCACACTGAGAGCAATACCCGAACCACTCGGTATGGCTCATTTCCAAGCCTCCAACCAAGCGATCTTATCGATTGTCCATTCACAATCCCAACAGGCAATTAGATTGTGATTATCATAACCTCTGAGTTCTTTAGAGTTACAGTTCGGGCATATGTCTATTTTACGAGGCATGCCTTGTCGTATAATGTATGTTATTTAATTCATCAAGATTATTACTTAAATTAAGTAATCTAAATAAACCTGTCATGATAGGCAATGGCTATGGCAGGCGCAAATCTCCCGGCAAAGAAGTACACCAAGACTTCTCCAACAGCAACCCGACTTTCTTTTGAGTGCTCGGGTGGTACAACACAATTCATTGACGTCGGATTGGCACTCAGCAAAATCAACCGACGCTTCGCACGTTCTGGTGTTTATTACTACGTCAACTCTGTTGAAATTTACAATGATGAAACCGGTGTAGTTGATTTTCACACTATACCAGACACCTACATGACCAAGAATGCATGGAATTACTTGTTTTCCAAGTTTCAGCAGATGAATTCTCTTGTTGACACCCCTCGTGGAAAATGGCATGACTTCAGAGTTTACATGGACAACCGTCACCGTCTTACTGGTTCCTTGAATCCAGTTCTTCACGGTATCAATGCTGCTTATCATACAATAGATTCCGGTGAGCAATCCGAATACTCACTTTTCACATCAGCTGATGATGATGGGGATGCAATCCAAGAAGCGGATAATTTCTATATCCATATGGTTGGACCTCACGTCGGTACTTCCGGCAATTGGAATTCAATTGGAGCAATTGAATCATACAACGTTGCACGTTCTCAAGTTTCTACCGCAGGCACTCCTGTTGTCCATGCTGACAATTCAACCGATCCAATTCTCAATATGTTCGATATGTCTTCAGAAGAGTTCCTGAATGACATATCGGAAAACCTTGCAAATATGAACGACATGCCTCCTTACCCATACGATTCTATGGTAGGAGATGATGTAAACGATTTACAGCATGTCGCACGTATAGGGACTGAAGTAGGAGTCGGCCGAGTAGGTCGTGCCGCTGGATTCTGCGCTCCTTTCGGTCTTATCTGCGTCGACCCTCACGGCGTCGGTACAGACTTCCGAGTAGTCCTCAATCTTGCCGTTGGTACTTACCACGGTGTTTATGCGGAGCGTGCTTGATATGGAAGCACCTGAAGCAATCGATACAGTCCAAAAGTCGGCTACTGCTGCTCGAGTTTTATCATACGTCCGTGAAAACCGGACTGAAATGTTGGCAATCGTCATCTTGGCCCATCTTCTTGGGCTCAGTGACCGATTAGTAG